CCTAGTGATAATAATAGATTTGTTAGTGAAGGAAATCTAGCGATCGATGATAATACTATTAATGTTGCTGGATTAGGAACCAAAGGAAATACTGGAACAGTATTTGTGCGTGGGGTAGAAGTTTTTAATAGTACATCAGTTACTACAGGTGCGGGAGAATGGTTACAGAAAAAAGATCAAACTTATTTAAGTGAATATGTCAATAGATCCACGGGTTCTTCAGGAGGCCAAACAGGCCAAGATGTAACAGGATTTCCTAAATATTATGCGATGTTTGGAGGTGCTACTGGCACTTCATCAACTACTTCAGGAGGTCTCTATCTGGCTCCTACACCAGATGCTAATTATATGCATAGAGTGTATTATGATATGGTACCTAAGAGTTTAGTGACTAAAACATCTGGAACTTATCTCAGTCAGTACTTTCCACAGGGGCTATTATATGCTACATTAGTAGAAGCTTATGGATTTTTAAAAGGTCCTATGGATATGTTGACATTATACGAAAATAAATATAAACAAGAAGTACAGAAATTTGGAGGAGTCCAAATTGGGAGACGAAGACGAGATGACTATACTGACGGCACCGTTAGAATACCAGTCAACTCTCCGTCACCGTAAACTAGGAGATTTTTATGGCAATTGCATCAGTATTACAAGATACCTTTAAAGAAGAATTATTGGGAGGCTATCATAGCTTTAATGCTTCCGGAGACACTCCAGCAGGAAGTGCATTTAAGATAGCTTTATACTCTAGCGGTTCAGCTAATTTAGCAACCACTACAACTCAATGGGTTGTTGCATCTACTCCGACCGCTGATCCTACGAATACATACGAAGTTACAACAACAAGTTCAGGATACGCATCCGGCGGAAACGCTTTAACTAATACTGGCGTAGCTAAAAGCACCGTTACTTCTTACACAGATTTTTCAGACACATCATGGACATCAGCTTCTTTCACAGCAAGAGGATGTTTAATTTATAATTCATCTACAATTAGTGGACTAACAGCAAACGCTGCTGTTTGCTCCATTGATTTCGGCGGAGACAAAACAGTTTCTTCTGGAACTTTTACAATTCAATTTCCAACCAACGACTCTAGCTCAGCAATAATAAGAATTACGTCGTAGGGAGGTAAATCCTTATGGCTAACTCTTGGGGCGAATCCGAAACAACCTGGGGACAGGGTAACTGGGGCGAGCAAAATAATTTCACTTTAACTTTAACTGGCCTATCCATGACGGGTAGCGTTGGTGAGCCTGCAGCTTATTCTGAACAAGGATGGGGAAGAGCAGGTTATGGCGATGAAGTATGGGGAGAGAGTTATGATCCCGTTGTTGCTCTTACTGGATATTCAATTACAGCTTCTTTAGGAACCCTACCTTATGCTCAATCTGAAGAAGGTTGGGGCAGAGATGAATGGGGAATTGGTAACTGGGGCGAAAATACTACCACGGTTGTACTAACAACTGGATTAGAAATGACTGCGGCGCTGGGTCCTGGTGGCTGGGGCATAGCTCCTTGGGAAGAACAGGTTTCGTGGGGTGGAGATTTATCACTTCAAACAACTCAATTATCTATTGCAGCTCTTACAGGTATAGAAGTAACAGCAAGTCTAGGCACACCTACAATTAGTAGACTAGATATGATTTTTGATCTTACCACATCTCTACAGATGTCGGCAGGACTGGGAGTTCCAAATATTAATAATGGAGCAGATCATAGTCAGGGAGTAGGAAGTTTATTAGCGACAGGAAGTGTTGGCTCTCTTGGTCACGAAATGACTTATCCTTTAACTGGCTTAAGTTCTACTATGAGCTTAAATGCCGCTGGTCTGGTTATTGATGATACTCAACTAGTTGATCTTACCGGTATACAAGCTACGGGTTCTGTTGGTTCAATTACTCTTGACGATATGATAGTTGGATTAAGTGGATTGGCTATTACAGGTTCATTAGGGAGTCTCACAATAACGGATATGCAAGTTGGAATTTCAGGAATTGAAATGAGTGGTACTTTAGGTTCCGGGGGAGTCTCTCCACTACATTATAAAGATGTTGACATAACTGGAAATACTTCCTATACATACGTAGAACATTCAGCGTAGGAGAAAACTATGGCATCAAATTACACAGCACTCGGCGTTCAGCTAATGACCACTGGCGAAAAAGCCGGTACATGGGGAACACTAACAAATACAAATTGGGATATTATCGAACAAATTTCTGGTGGTTATACCACACAAGCAGTAACTGATGGAGCTGATACAACCCTATCGGTTTCTGATGGATCAACAGGTGCAACTCTTGCGCACAGGGTTATAGAATTAACTGGATCTCTTACATCAGGTAGAAATGTAACTATTCCCCTTGACGTTCAAACTTTTTATATAATCAAAAATGCAACTACAGGTTCACAAGTCGTAACATTTAAATATGTTTCCGGTAGTGGCGGCAGTGTAGCAATTGCTAATGGAGCTACAGTAATTGTTTATGCAACTGCGAATGATGCCACTAATCCCGACATAATTGATACAGGTTTCATTACAGCTTCTTCAACAGATACACTTACTAATAAAACTTTAACTTCACCAAAAATTGGAACTTCTATTCTAGACACAGGTGGAAATGAACTTGCGCTTTTAACAGCAACAGGTTCAGCAGTTAATGAATTAACAATAGCAAATTCAGCTACGGGCAATGGCCCAATTATTTCTACAACAGGCGATGATGCAGCTGTTGATTTAAACCTAAATCCGAAAGGAGCAGGTGTTCTTAAAAGTGGTACCGCTGCAGTTAAAATTGCAGGCACAGAAACTATTTTTGTTCCAGCAAATGGAATGTATGTTACTACAACTAATCCAGCTGAGGCAGCATCCGTTGAAACTACAGCTCTTCGACCTGAACTAAAGGTTTTAGATTATGATGCAAGTACAAATGAATTTGCACAATTTTCTATCGCAATGCCAAAATCATGGAATGAAGGTACACTAACTTTCCAAGCTTTTTGGGCTCCAAGTAATACAGACACAGGAAACGCTCTTATTGGTCTTCAAGGTGTAAGTGTTGCGAATGATGCAACTTCTGATGTTGTTTTTGGAACGGCTATATATGTTACAGATGCAGGCGGCGGTGCCGTTGAAGATGTATTAGTTAGTCCAGTGAGTACAGCAGTAACAGTCGCATCAGCAGCAGCTGATACATATACATATTTTCAAGTTTTTAGAAACGCGTCAGATGGTAGTGACACCTTTACAGGGGATGTAAGATTATTAGGAATAAAATTATTTTATACTACTGACGCTGCAAACGACGCATAGGAGAATTAATATATGTCTTTTGGATATAAAGTTTTAGGATTCGGAGGCGGTGGCGCTGTAAAAATATTAATTGAAGCCACGGGCGGTACAATCGAAGAAATTGATGATTACAGAGTTCACACTTTTACATCTTCTGGTTCTTTTGTAGTTGATTCCATTGACGCTAGTTTACCCGCACCTGCAAAAGCAGTAGATTATGTTGTAGTTGCTGGAGGGGGAGCTGGAGGATATTCATGGGGTGCAGGCGGCGGAGCTGGAGGTTTTAGAGAATCTCATGTTGACGCAATTTCTGGTACGTACACTGCAAGTCCTATAACGAGTGCAACTTCAATTCCAATTACAGCATCAAGTTACCCAATAACAATTGGCGCAGGAGGCGGTCAAACTAACAGCCCACCTGCTTGTGGATGTCAAGGTACGCCAGGAAGCGTATCTACTTTTTCTACTATCTCATCCTCCGGCGGAGGGGGAGGTGGAGGAGGCCATCAAAATCCTGGATTACCAGGAGGATCTGGCGGTGGCGCAGGCGGAGAGCCTAGTGGAACACCTGCTGGAACCGGAAATGTTGGAGGTTATTCACCTGCTGAAGGAACTCCCGGAGGCCCCGGAACAAGAACTGCGGGCGGTGGCGGAGCTACAGTAGCTGGAACCGGACACCCTGGTGGAACTGGTGGAGCCGGCGCTGCAACACAAATTAGTCTAACAGCTGGAATTCCAGGTCCAGACCCATTATTTCAATATTATGCTGGGGGCGGTACTCCTAGTCAATCTCCTACAAACGGAGGAGTTGGAGGAGGGGGAGGTAGTCCTTTTAATCCTGGTCCCACGCCGGAAAGTTTTGGTGCGGTAAACAGTGGTGGAGGAAGCAAAGGAGACGTTTCAAATGTCCCTGAGGCCGGTGGTTCAGGTGTTGTGGTAATAAGGTATAAATATAAATAAACATGGCAAACTTTGGAAAAATAAACGAAGCTAATGTAGTCTTAACTGTATTAAAGGTAGACGATAACCAATTATTAGACGGAGACGGGGTTAAACAAGAATCCCTAGGTCAAGCTTTTTTAGAAAATATTACTGGTTGGCCCGCTAATCAATGGATTTGGGATAATGGTCAAGGAACACATCCCATGGTAATAGGATCGGAATGGGATTCTCCAAACCAAATTTTTTGGCCACTGGATCCTGGAATGGATGCTGCTGGTGCAGGAGTTTGTTGGCATAAAGATATTCCAGAAAAAAGATGGATACCTGAGGTAGGAGATCCTCCTGAACTTACTCAAGAAGAAAAAGATCAAAACAAATATTATCTTTGGAACGAGCAAGATCAAACTTATAAACTAACTCAAAATCCCTATTAGTTCATATTGAATTTTATGTAAAAAATATATAAGATAGAAAGTATAAAGGAATGAATAAAAAGATATTATCAGAAACTTGTTTGTTTGAAGGCGAAGTTAAAATGCCTAAACATTATGAAATTGATAGATATCAAATTAAATCACAAATTTTAGATTCTAAATTACATCACAAGACTATAAGTGATAATCCTTATCATTATGCATATTCTGATTATGAAGTTCCTACTTCAAAAACTTTAAATTTATTAAGGGATTACATAAGTGAAAATATATATCTGGATCATAGAATTACAATGAGTCCCCGACTATCTTTTGGAAATGTGTTTGACCCAAAACAACAATCTTTTTTTAGAAATTCAATTGATCCCGTAAATGTAAAAGAATCTCCTGATTATGTTATGATTTATGGAGTTGATGTTGATAAAGATTCATCAGTTATTATAGAAACTAAGGATAAAAAAGGAATTGAAAAATTATCTTTATTTAAAATAAAGAATAACCATTTTTTATTATTTCCTTCATATTTAAAATTTTTTATTAATGAAAATACTTCATTTCAAACTAATGTATTTTTAACAACTACATTCGTAACGGTGTAATGAATCTAGAATATAAATATTGGACTTTTGGAAGTGCGATTCCACATAGAATCTGTGACGACATTATTAAATATGCAAAATTAAAAAAAGAGGAACAAGCTCTTACTGGAAACTTAACCCTAAATAGAGATTTAACAAAAAATCCTATAACAAAGGACGAACTTAAAACTGTAAAAAAGAAAAGAGATTCAAACGTTATTTTTATGAATGAGAGGTGGATATATAATGAAACTCAACCTTATATTGCACTGGCAAATAAAAAGGCAGGTTGGAATTTTGATTGGGACTGGTCAGAAACTTGTCAGTTTACTAAATATGGAAAAGGTCAATATTATGGTTGGCACTCTGATAGTTGGGAAAAACCATACGAGGGAAAAGGCCCACCTATGGGAAAAATTAGAAAATTATCAGTGACAGTAAGTTTATCAGATCCAAGTGAATATGAAGGCGGAGAACTAGAATTTGATTTTAGAAACTTGGACCCAGATAAAAAACCAAACATTAGAAAGTGTAAAGAAATATTACCCAAAGGTTCCTTGGTGGTATTTCCTTCATTTATGTGGCATAGAGTACTCCCTGTAACAAACGGAACAAGATATTCTTTAGTTATATGGAACTTAGGACATCCTTTTAAATAAATGTTAAAAAGTTTTGATTTAGCAGTTAAACCAAATGAGAATTTTGTTAGAGTATATGAAAATGTTTTATCTAAAGATTTTTGTGTACACCTTATTGATAAATTTGAAAAGTTTAAAGAGGAGTATGTGGATGATAGAGGTAGAGTCACATATGATATATTCTTGCAAGAACATCGCAATCAATTTCGAGAAGAACTTTCTACTATAATAAAAGCACAACAAAAAGCATATGACAAATATGTTGAAGAATTTCCAATTTTAACTCATTCACCATATCATAAAGCTAAGTTTTGGAAGTTGAGAAGAATTGAAATTGGAGAACATTATAGTAGTAGAGAGTGGCATTATGAGGCACAAAGGAATTTTGTAGGAGATCAAGGTTGTATATTATCATCTACATTTTATCTCAATGATGTTGAAGAGGGCGGTGAAACAGAATTGCCGTATCAGGGCATGAAAGTTAAACCAGAAGTAGGAAAAGTAGTATTTTTTCCAGCTGGTTATACTCATACTCATGGGGGAGCACCACCAATAAGTAATCTTAAATATATTATTGCATCATTTTTTTTCTTTGAACTAGAAGAATACAAGAAGGGATTATAACTGTGAAATTTAAAAAGAAAAAATATACCGTTGTACGCAAAGCAATATTAAAAGACCTTTGTTTTTTTCTCAATAATTATTTTTCAATGAAAAAACAAGTTGCAAAGACTTTGTTTGAAACTAAATTTATATCACCATTTACTAATTATTTTGGTGTATGGACCGATGCTCAAATTCCTAATACCTACTCTCACTATGCAGATATTGCTATGGAAACTTTATTATTAAAACTTCAACCATTAATGGAAAAAGAAACAGGTTTAAAACTAACTCCTACATATTCTTATGCTCGTATTTATAAAAAAGGAGATGTCTTAAAAAGACACAAGGATCGCTCTAGCTGTGAAATATCTACTACGATGTTTTTAGGAGGAGATCCTTGGGACATTTATTTAGAGCCCAATAAAAATGTAGGCAAACCAGCGGAGGGTCCCTATACTACTACAACCAATAAAGGAATTAAAGTCAGTCTTAAGCCCGGGGACATGCTGATTTATTCAGGATGTGAATTAGAACATTGGCGAGAAGAATTTAAAGGTGAAGAATGTTCTCAAGTTTTTCTTCACTATAACATTAAAAATAAAAAATCAGTATTGTTTGATGGCAGACCTCATTTAGGTCTACCTGATTTTTTTTGTAAAAGAAATTAAAAATGGCTAATCATCCTCCTTATTGGTTGTGGAAAAATGTTTTAAGTTTGAAAGAAATAAAACATTTAAACAAGTTAATAATGTCAGATTATTTTGGCGAAGAAGAAAAAAACCAACAGGCACGCCATCCCGATGGCCAACCAAAGAAAAACGTAAAAACTTATGTAATTTTTTATAAACAATTAAAAAAATATATTTCTAAATTATTAGACAAAGCTTATGATGCCAATCTTAGAGCATACAATTTTGACTTATGGCCTTATCAAGACGAAGATAATTGTTTATATAATATATATTCAGAAGATGAAAAAGCAGATTATGATTGGCATGTAGATATGGATGATAACCCTTATGTAGATATTAAATTTACGTTAATCATAAATCTTTCTGAAAAACCATTTGAAGGAGGAGACCTGTCCTTACAAATAACTAATGAGATAAAAGTACCTGAGTTAAAAGAAAGAGGCTCTATGATTTTTTTAAAATCACATTCAAGACATAGGGTAGCCCCGGTGACTAAAGGTGAAAGAAGAAATTTAGTTTTATTTTTAAAAGGACCTAATTTTAAATAAATGAAAAAAGAATTAACATATAATTTTTACTATACTGGACCTTTATTATTTCAATCTACTTTAACGAAAGAAGATTTAAAGGTTTTTTTAAGTTTATGTGAAAAAGATGAAAAAGAAAAATGGAATAAAAATCTAGCTGGATTAATTAAAAAAGAATATTTAATAAAAAATAAAAAAAAATTAGAAGAACTTTTAAAACCATATTTAATCTTATATAAACACGCATATAAACACTGGTATAATGAGTCCTGCAATGATCTGACTATAGCAAATGCTTGGGTAAATTATATGAAGCCTAATGAATCAAATCCAATCCATACCCATACTCTCTGTGAGTTTTCTTCTGTTTTTTATTTAAAAATGCCCAAAGGTTTAAAAAAAGAAAGAGATGATTTTGAAACAAGTGGGGCAAAACCTGGTGATATAAACTTTTACATGAATGCTCAAACCAGTAAACATTTTATTAATATGAAGACATTTTCACCAGAAGTAGGTGATTTCTTTATCTTTCCAGCTGGGCTACCTCATTTTGTAAATAGTTTTAAAAGCAAGGGCGAAAGAATTAGTGTAGCTATTAATTTCAATATAGTATAATTTAAAATCTGGAGTTTTTTATGCTGCAAAAAGTTAATTTTCTACCCGGATTTAATAAACAAGTCACACCCACTGGTGCCGAAGGGCAATGGACAGGGGGAGACTATGTCCGTTTTAGATATGGCACGCCTGAAAAATTAGGGGGCTGGGATCAATTAGGCGGAGATAATTTAACAGGAGCAGGACGAGCCCTTCACCATTTTGATGACAACGCAGGTATTAAGTATGCTGCGATTGGCACCAACAGAATTTTATACGTCTATTCAGGGGGTCAGTACTACGACATTCATCCCATCAACAATACAATCACAGGCTGTGATTTCTCTACTATTATAAGTCAGCCTACGATCACAATAACTTTTCCAACGCCTCATGGAATGAGTGAAGAT